AACTCTTGCGGAATGACGAAACGGCGCTCAACTGTCTTCGTGGCGCTTTGCTCTTTGTTCTCCATCAGTATTCCTCCGCGTAACGGATAATGTCCTCGGCCCAGCGCTTGGGTTCGCCATGTCCCCACTGTTCAAGCAATTCGTCGTTTGGATAGCCCGTAAATCCGAAATGGTGAACCGTTTCCCCTGTATGGCGGTCTACGATTTCGCGCGTGAGAGCCTGTATGTCTTGGATTCCGTACTGTTCTGCTAAATCTGTAATCGAGGGACGCATCTTTTCGCGCAAATCCTTCTGGTGCTTGTCCATCTCGAAAGCCCGCGCCGCCTCCGATGCGTGGTGAACCTTCTTCAACGCGGCCTCGAATACCCTGATTTCGAGGTTACAGACACGCTTGCAGGCATCCAGAAGCACGGCGCGAAGTCCGTTCTTCTGAGTGTCGGCGGGTTTCGTCGGCTCTTCCGGCTCTGGTTCCTCGGGCATCGGCTCAGGCGCGGGCGCGGGTTGCGGCCCCTGCATGGCAATCTTCAGAGGCACAGACGCGCCCTGCACGAAATACACGTCGCCCTCTGGGCCGATGGGGTTCTCATTCTCCAAACGGCGAATGTCGTTAGGAGAAAGCGCGCCGATGTTGAACATTCGGCTGTAGTAGTTGCTTCGCGCTTCCGAATTGGTTCTCAGGATGCTCTGAAACAAGAACTCCGCGTAGAACCGTTTGCGTTCGCCCTCGCGCAAGAGCTTCGCGTTGATCTCTTGCTCAAAGCAAACGCAGTGCGGCGCAAGGCAGTCTTGGAAGTAGTCAATGTTCTGCTCTTCGATATTGCCCCGCACGCCAGAGTTTGACATCTCTGCGAGCTTGTGGGGCGGGATATGCAGAACGCGGGCGATTTCCTGTACCTGAAACACGCGGGTTTCGAGGAACTGGGCATCGTCGGGCGGGATCGTGAGTTGGTGCCACTTCATCCCGCTCTCAAGCAGCATGGCGCGGCCAGTGTTTTCCGCCCCGGAGTGCACCTTGTCGAGGTCTGCCTTGAGACGTTTGTAGGCTTCGTCCGTCAACGCGCCGGGGTGTTCGTACACCCCAGAGGGTCGCATAGCCTTACCAAAGAACGAAGCGCCCGTTTTCTGTGCCGCCAAGCCCAGGCCGATGGATTCCCGAAACTGGCGAATCATGGAATAGCCAACAAGACCGTCGCCCAGACCGTGAACATGAAACATGTCGGCCTGTCGAATGATCTGTTGTCGTGTCCCGTCGTCAGAACTGACCTTGTAAACGATCTCACCGTCCACACGCTCAACCGTTACGTGCTTCGGGTGAATCGGCCACAGGTTCACGGCCTCCCCCGCACCATTGCGCTGAATCTCGGCATAGGCGTTTCCCCACGTCAGGAGAAACGTAGTCATGCTATGAAACCAATGGAATGCGTTTTGCTCTACGTTGGGCTGGTATTTCAGCACATCATAGAGCCAAAAGCCCGTGGCGCGGCTCCGGGAATCGTCTCCCGTGCGTTTGTACACCAGACAAGGCATCGTCGCCATTGACCGCGAAATGAGATCAACCCCCGCGAAGAAGACAGGGAGAGTCAGCGCGTTGGCTTCGGTTACGTTGATCCCGGTTTCGTTTTCGTTGTACTCCCCAAACAGGCGGGCCAACCAGTTCGGTGGATACGCCCGAAGCAATGCCTTGGCAAGAATGCCTGTCGCGAAAGTGCGAATACCCACGTTTTACCCCTCAGAGAGTGCGGAGTCCCCGCGTCTCATATACGGAGTCTTCATCCGATTCGAGCGGCGCAATCGAGCCGCCTATCGCCATAGCCAACGCCACGAGTCCATCAATGCGGCGCTTGCTCTCTTGGCACTTCGCCTTGTTCAGCATAACGTTTCCAGACGGGTCAACCTTCGCAACCGCGTTCGTTGCCATCCACCGAAGCACCGGGTTCGCGCCGTGGCGCAGCTGCTCCGATACCACGAGGGCCTCAAGACGCTTCGTCGGCTCGTTCATGGACAACATGCCCTGCCGAAACAGGCACATTTCGTTTTGATGACCGTCTTCGTCCATGAGTTGCAACGCAAGTTGCGTTGCGTTGGCCGGGTCATAATTGATCTGGTGAACCTTGAACTGTTGGAAGACCTCGTTGACGCGCTGGCGTATGTACCGGTAGTCAATTACGGGGCCCGGCGTTGTCTCAACAAACCCTTGCGCCTTCCATGTCAGATACGGAACACCGTCGCGGAGCTCCTTAAGATGCGCCTGTTCTTCGGGAATCCAGAAGAACGGAAGAACGGTGTGGTCATCGGGCCAGTAAAGAACCAGTGCGGTAATGTCGCGCGTCTGCGAGAGGTCGAGGCCGCCGAAACACTCGCGCCCCTTGAGCGCTTCCAGGTCGGGCGGGTCTTTCGGGCACTTGTCCCACGACTCCATCGGCAAGAAGCGGGTTTCCTGTTCCGTCCACTGGTTGAGATGCAAGCGCCGAAACGTGTTCTCGAATGTCGGCGTCTTCTTTGCTATCTCTGCATCTTCGGTAATTACACTTTCTTTGAGAGCGATTCCAAGCGAGGGATTGGCTTTGGCCCACGTAGACGGGTCTCTCCAGTCGTCCTTTTCGCCCACCGCAAAGATTACTGGGTAGAAACTGGGAAGGTTCAACGACCCGTCTAGTATTTGCTGCGCCCGCTCATGGTATTCCCAGCAGATTGAGTTACGGTCCCATCCTGCCGTTGTGATTGCAAATACAATGGGTTGCCTACGGGAACCGGTTGACGTTACAAGCGCGTCAACTAGATCACGCCCCGGTTGCTCATGCAGTTCATCAATAATGATGCCATAGGCGTTGTATCCATGTTTTCCCTTCGGCTCTGCGCTGAGTACCTCATACCGCCCGTCTGGAATCCTCAGTCCCGCTCTATTGGAATACCGGACAAGGGACCGTCTGTAGACCTGTGATCTCTTGGATAGTAAGGGCGAGCGCAGGAGCATGGTCTGCGCCTCAGTGAAGACAATCGACGCTTGTTTCGTGTCCGCCGCGGCACTGTAAATCTGAGCTCCGGGTTCCAAATCCTCTTCGCCCAAGAGCAGATACAGCGCAATACCCGCACAAAACGTGCTTTTGCCGTTCTTGCGCGGGATTTCGATGTAAACCGTTCTGTAGCGCCTTGTACCATCGGCCCGCTTCCATCCAAAAACGTCACGAAGGATTTTCTTTTGCCAGTCCATCAATAGGAACGGCTTGTTTTGCCACTCCGCCGTTCCGTGGCGCAGGACGCGCTCGAAGAAGTTGACGACTCGGTTGGCGGCTCGCTCGTCGAACCAGTAACCGTCTGGGTTTGTACTCTGCGAATCTGTGATAAGCGACCTGCTCAAAGAACGAAATCCAGCGTTGTACGTTGACTTCCGGCGTGAAATCCTTTGCTCGCTCGCGCCCGTTGGCTATCATCTCGGCCCGAAGCGAAGGGCAGCGCTGCAAGCGCAGAAGGGCGCATTTGACTTCTTCCAGAGACTTGGCCTCGATGTAATCAAGCGGCCCGCGCCTGTAGAACTGGTATGCCGTCTCCGCCCCGAGAATCGCCGGTATGCCCGCCGTCCATGCGTTTATGAGCTTCAGAACGGGCTTGTGGTAGTACGGGCGCACGCCCCAATGCCGCACGGCCACAATACAGTCAATCCATGAGTAATCTTCCCAGCAGAGCGAAGAGCCCATGTGCCACTCAACACCATTGCCTCTACACCACGAATCCCACTCGGGGCGGCGCAAGTCGCCCACGAGGTTTCCGCCCTGTGTACCAACGAAAGCAATGGTCTTGAACCTGTCGCCGCGGCCCGGATCGCGAGGAATCATACCCTCGTGCGTCCACGGCGGTATGTAATGCGCGTTGCCCTTCTTCAGTTGCGGGTCCACCGGGTTGTGTACCACGTGAAATGGTGCCCAGCGGTTAGGCCCGTAAAGCCCGGCCCGGTCAACGTCTAAGCAAATCACGAAAGCGTTAGAGCGGAAGCGAGCCAGCGGAGCACGTAAATCATCGTGGAGAGCACAGACAATGCCCGATTTCGGGAAAACCTTGGTCAGTTCAACAGGAAACCCTGCGCTTTGCAAGTGCGCAACCGTCTGTGTAACCCAATGCCGCCCGACGTTGCCTGGGTGCTCCAAGTGTTGCAAGTAGAATGCGACGGGGGGAGCATCGCCCAATGATTTATACGCCTATGATAATTGGGATGAAAACCGGTAAAGAAAGCGGAATATCCGCCAGCGCGGCCCAAATCGTCACAATTGTTAGCAGAATCCCGAGGGCAATCACAATCCAGTCAATGGGGGCAAGACGGCGCATTATTCGTTCAGCGCCTCTTCCAAAGCATCCGAATCGCCCTCGCCCAGCAGAGACACGCGCGAACGGCTCGACGGAGAGAAGCCAAACTCCGCCGCGAGCTTGATAATGGCCGAGATTGAACGGTTTTTTATCGCAACCCACGGAGAAGGCATTTGATAGCCCTTGCCCGTTGTGATTATGGCCCCGGTTGCCTCAAGGTGCTCTACCGCGTCTTGCAGGTCAGCACACGCGACACAGTAAGCGGTCAGTACAGCAAGATCGAGTTTGGTAAGGAGCCGCTGTCCCCCCGCTTCCATCTCGGCCAACACGTCGCACACCCGCGCCCATTCCCCCTTCGCGCCTTCCGAAAGCCAGTTCGGAGCCTCAAGCCGCCCCGCCGGGGGCTTCGGCTCAACCGCCATGTGCTTATTCGCCCGTCGCCCAGGATCACCCTTCGCAATGGCAATCACAGTCGCCTGTGGCTTCGGACCGCGCCTACCCATTCTTCGCTCTCTCCCGTCCGGTTATCCGGCTATGACACGATTTACACAGCGATTGCAGGTTTTCGTCGTAGTGGTCCCCGCCCGCACGCAAGGGCTTGACATGGTGGACCTCTTCGGCAGGCTTCCCGCACACGGCGCACAGCGGATGGTGGTTCAACTGGATCATCCGCACCCGCCCCCAGCGGTGGTCATACCCTCGTAAAGATGGGCTTGGACGGTTTTCATCCCGCTTCGGAAACGGATTGCAGCGCGGGCGCCCCTCGAAACGGGCAAAAGGACGGTAGCGCCGGGGTTCGCTCAACTGCCCCGGCTCTCTTTTTCTGTTTCAGCTTGCGAAAGGATTCGTTGGAGTTCTGGCGAGTCTGGACAAAGATATTCGCAGCGCACATACACAGCACCGTCCAAATCGCAATGAAGCGAAAATGCGCGAGTCCCCTTCGGCAACCGCAGCGGTTTTTCCAGCGCGTCAAACATAGCCCAGGATGCAATAGCAGTAACTGAGTTATCCTGCTCACTGCTTGGGCGCTGGGGCAATGCCGCAAACCTCCGAAACCCATCCCGCGTGTTTCCAAACGTGCTTATGTCTGTGGTTTGATCTTCTTTCATTTCTCTTGACCATTGAAAATGGTTGATAGAAATTGGAGTTGTCGGGCACAGTGTTTCGATCTTGATAGACATACGAAGCGCCGCTCTCTCTCGGCTGCCGCACCACTCACCCAGGTGTCGGGGTGGAAGGTTGTGCCGATACAAGGCGGCTCTCGTTGGCCTTCCACAAGATGTCTGGCC